CCAAACGGAAAGAGGACAGCCTGTCCTCTTTGACACTGGTTGCTTTCTCCTTACGCAGCCAAGGCGATGTCGAGTGCCCGCTGCTTCAGGTCAGCGCCCGGGCCCCACAGGGCTGCGGCTGTGCGGTTCTCGTCGTTGCGTGCACGGACGTGGTGGTCCACGTACTCGGTGGCTGCGTTGAGCCAGCCGAAGGCCGTCTCTCTTGCAGTCTCAAGCGTGCTGCCCTTGCCCCCACCCTGAAATAACCCCATGATGCGGTGAAAGCCTGCACTATCTTTCGCAGCGTCGATGTCTCTGGTTGGGGTTGTAAGGAGAAGCGCAGTCATCTCCTCAGCCAAGCGTGACTCCACCTTGATGGATGCCAGCTTGCGGCTCATGTCCATGAACGCGCCGAACTCCTCGTGGGCAGACTCGATGATGCCCCTGCACTCCTCGGCCTTGAACGCTGTGCGATGCGACACACGGAAGGACGATGCCCCCTTGGATGCCAAGCGCAGCGTGTTGTTGCACACCACCCGCACCGTGGTGATGCGCCCCTCGGTGGCGAGTGAACCGTCAGCGCTGGTGCTGAGCAGGACATAGGGCACGATCTTGTCGCCCTCGCCCACGAACACGCCGTCAGACATCTTCGCCGTGGCGAAGTAGCGCTTCCCTCCGAAGAGGACACCCGCGCTCTCGATGGTGCACGCATTGGCCTGCGCCCACTCACGGAAGAATTCGAGAACTTCCCTGGGCTGCACTACCTTGTACGAGTCAGAGACGACACCGAGCGGAGCGCCGGTATCGGAGCGAAAAAGGACGAGCTTGTCCTCAATGGACTGCAGCACCTGCGCCGGGATGAGTGCGTTGGCTGGGTCCAGGCGTTGCGTAGCGAAGCGCACCACTGCACGCTGTACCTTGTACTCCATCCCTGCGGCTTGCGCCCAGGTCTCGATGTCCTGCCCTGCGGGCATGAGTTCACCCAGGCCATGCCACTCACGCTGGGTGCTGGCGTATGAAGCGCGGTTCAGGGAGGTGGTGTCGATTTGATGAGCCATGATTGCTTTCTCCTAGTTGATGTGGGGCGGAAGAACCGCCGCCCCGTCGGGTGCGAAGCCCATACAAGCCTCGACTTGTCAAACAGTATACACCTTCCCAGGAACGTGGGAAGGTGCCAGAAATCTGCGAAGCAGATTTATTCCTGGGTGTTCACCCACTTCATGTCGAAGACGGACGGGTAGTACTCGTTGCCCTCGGCGGTGTACACCCGGCCTGTGGACCCGGGCTTGTGTGGTGCGCGTCCATCGGTGATGGTGTGCACCTCGCCTCGGAAGGTAGCGGCCTTGGTGCCCTTGAGCACGCCCTCTTGGGCGTCGCTGTCCCAGCGTAGCTCCCACTCACGGCAGGGACCATCGGTGATGTACGCGCTGAGCGTCTTCCACTGGCGGTACGCCTCTTGGTCAGAGTCAGCATCAGCAAGGCTGAGAGGAGGGAGGGATTCGGACTGGTAGTTCATTGCATTACTCCTAAAAGAAAAAGCCCGGAACCCCCGGGCCCAGGGTGAGGCGGATGCCTCAGTCTCTCCAGCGACGGATAGTCCACCCGTTGACGGTGAGTTGCTTCCCGTCGCCATAGGCGAACTTCTCGAAGGCTTGCACGGCATCGGCAGGGATGCGCGGGTCAGGGATGCCGACATCGTCCTTCTCGTCGTGCTGCCAGCCCCACCAGTAGTAGTTGTCGCCGGGCGGGGTGTCAAACGTACCGTCGCTGACAAGGTAGGTCTCAACCCATGCGCCAGTGGAATCGTGGATGCTGAAACCGATGTACGGTTCGTTGTCCCTGCGGTCCTTGTCTGCGGAATCCCATGCCTCGTCTACCGCAGATGCCACCTCGTCAAGTGACCATTCTTTTATGCGGCGGCGTCCCGTCCCGTTGGTGTCAAAGTCATCAGACACAGATGCCTCGACATGGATGCTGTCGCCATCTTCTGACCAGATGCGGGCGCTGGCGATCTCATGCTTGGACCCATACCAACCCGTATCGAATGGTTGATGGGCGTCGAGCGCGGCCTTGAGCGCGGCTTCATTCTCGGGATACCAATCGGACAGTCCTCGGTGGGCACCGTCCCCACGCTGGAATGCTTCAAGTTTTTGCATAGGTAACACCCCTTTCAGTTGTTGAACAAACTCACGCAGCACCACCCGAGCGTCTGTCTCGGGATCTTCAGGCCACGCAAGGTGGCCGATGTACACATACCCATCTTCTCTGGCATCGGGATGGTTGGCGTCTTGCTTGTAGATATTGTCATCCTCATCCCACGCGTACCAAACACCATCGATGTGTACCTCGTATGCGCCCGACTCTTCGCCGGGTAGCGTGCCGCACCCAGGCGGCAAAGACCAACCAAAGACACTCATAGCATTACTCCTTAAAAGAAAGGGGGCCGAAGCCCCCGGGTTACACGCCTGAGTCTCAGGCGCAGACAATACGCTTGGTCTCCTTGCGGACGACCTCCTCGACGACGTCCACCTCGTAGCGGCAGGCGTCGCTGTCTGCCTTCACGTACGCGCTGATGCGCACGCACAGGCTGAGGACGATGCGGTCACCCATACCGTTGTGGCGCTGCAGCCAGCGCACAGCGGGCGTCTTGCGCGTGATGGGTACGCACACACTGCGCTCGAACTGGAAGTCACGGTTGGGCTCGTCACCGTACGTGTAGTCGTTGGTGTGTGAGCGCCATGCCTCGTCGCCTGCGAAGGGCTCCAATGCCTTAGCCAGCACCGGGGACTTCAGCGAGTCGAGGTTCCTGATGCTGAGCGTGAGGTACACCGTGTGGTTGTAGTCGCTCACGTACACACCGATCTCGGCGTTGTCCTTGGGCATGTTGCGCTTGAGCGCAGACAGGGTGGTGCGTACCTCCGGGCAGGACACAAGCTGGGGACGCAGCGCGGCCTGATAGGCAGTGCGCTGTGCGCTCATGCGGGCAGCGGCGAGGATCTGGGTGATGGATTGCTTCATTGCTTTCTCCTATAGTTGAATGAGGACAACGTGTCCTCGTTGGTGATGGGGGAGTGTTACTCCCCCGGGGAACTTACAGGACGCGGATCTCGAACGATGCATTACGCAGCGTGTCGTTCACTTGCTCTGCGATCTTGTCATCGAGGTCACCCTCCTTGACGAAGTCAGAGGCCTCTTCGCCACCCCACTCGTTGTACACGTTGTCGTAGTCATCGTGGTCGTAAGTGCTGCAGTGGTCGTCGATGGCACGCTCGATGCGGTCATCGATACCCGTCTCGATGTAGGCGTTGATCTTCTCCCACAGCCACTCGGCTTTGTTCATGGACTCCACGATCATCTCGGGGGTGATCACGCCTGCCACGGCAGGGCGCTCCTCAAGCGCCACCACCCGCTGCTCCAGCGTGGTGTCCACCCCGATGGCGGGGTTGTTCTCAAGCGCAGCGATGCGGGTGAGCAGTGCGTCCTGCAGGTTGCTCTCTAACTTCTCAATGCGCTCCACCAGAGGCTTGATAGCCTCGGCAACAGCAGCGTTGAGTGCAGCGGAAACAATAGCGTTCAGATCAAACATTGCATAACTCCTTTGAATGAGGACTCTATTCCTGCTGCAAGCAGGACAACATGTCCTCGTTGACACATGCCGCTGGAAGGCAGCGGCCACCCTTGTGGGGAGAGATCTCCCCTCACTCCTCGTCACGCCAGTTCTTGGCGATCTCGTACCAGTTGACCTCGTTGAGCGCTCCCTTGAGCAGGTCGGGGAACAACCCACCATGCGCAGCACCAGCGGCTTCGAGGAACGTGTCGTACGCAGCGTCCATCCATGCCATGAGTGTCTCCTTCGCATCGAACAGCGTGTCTGCTGACACGACATCGTCGTGCAGCGCAGCGTACAGATCGCGGTCATTGGTAAGCCACAGGTTCACCAGCCACGTCTCGTATGTGGACCAGCCGTTGTAGGTTCTGTCATTGCTCATCACTCTCTCCTTAAATCACACCAAACATCAGTAGCAACGCGGCTACCACGCACACAGCCAACAGGCCGATATCTTCACTCGACATCGGTTTCTCCTTGCTTCACAAGCTCAACTTCGTCCTCCATCCAACAGAGTGACTGCCACCCGGTCCACTCACCCGTGACAGGGCAGAATAGTCCTCCCGTGAACTGCATGCTCGGGGCATCCTGCATACGCACCCACTCGTAGGTGTTGAACGGGGCAGCCAACAGTGGTATGCGAAGCACTGATCCCGGGGGCAGCGCATCTATTTCTTTTGCTTTCATTCCTTCTCTCCTTTCATATCACTCTCTTCCCACACAGACTTGTAGAAGATGCGGGCATAGCGCTCATCGGGGTGAGCGTCGGGGAACTCTTGCCGTGCGTACATCTCCGCCGCCATCTTGGTGGCAAACAGCACAGGCATCGGGGAATCAGGGTCAGCGCCCTGCACAAACCAGACTTGCTTCATCACTTCTCTCCTTTCACTTACCAAGACAAACACAGCGGGTCACGGTACAACCGACGACCTCGCACCACGGGACACGATGCATACAGCCGGCGCAGAGACAGGCGCGTCTCGGGGTACAGGAAGGTCTCAGGCGCAGGCACCTCGGTGGTGCTGGTGGAATTGCGCTTCTTGATCCCAGCCAACTGCAACGCTGCATTGAGCGCGGTCTCGTACGCCTCGAAGAACGCTCGCCACTCGGGCGAGGCAGGCGTGATCAGATTCTTCTGACACCACGCCCTCTCAGCACGCAGCACCCGCAAGGTGGGCGACCATGCCTGCGTCCTCGCCATGCTGTGCCTGCGCTTGGCACCCGTCGCTCTGCGCTGGCGCTGCGCCTGAGCATCTGCCTCGTTGAGGTTCGCCACACGGGTGGGCGTTGCCCTGCCCAGGTCTACCATCACGGCACGCTCGGCAGGCTTCAGATCCTCCAGCCTGCGCTCAGGCTCACAGTCAATGCACAGCGTGCGCTTGATCCGCTTGGTACCCCACCACTTGCGGAAAAGGTGCAGCTTGAGCAAGCGTTCGCATCCAGGGCAGGTCGCCATCGGCACCAGCTTCTTCGGCTTCGCAAAGCGCTCGGCTTTCTCAGCGAGGAAGTCCCGCTCCTTACGCAACTCGCTGCGCTCGGGGTACTCAGGCTTCACACTCGGCTCACATGCCACGCACAGCGCATGCTGACCGAAGCGCCCATCCAACCATTTTCGGTAGACGTCGAGGTGCTGGCGGCGCTTGCAGCCAGGGCACACAGCGGTGACGCGGTCGTAGAAAGGCACAGACACGGAGGTTCTCCTTCGAGGTTGAATGAGGACAGCGTGTCCTCATTGGGTTAATCGTTGCCAAAGTTAAAAGTGCTGCGTCCAGTGATGGCCCAATCTAGAGCTTGTTTGGACAGCATTCAGTACACCGTAAGTCATTGTCACACAAGGGCGGCGAGGCATCAGACGTGTAGTGTGCACTTTTTTGGCACATTGATACAGGCAAACGGGGCAAAGGCAAAAGAAAAAAAGAAAAGGCTGGGAAGCAGGCTCGTCCATATGGCCACATTCCCAGCCTTATATATAAATATAAACACTAAACACTATCTATATGTATATGGCCAACGCCTTACGCATCAACCACTTAGCGCTGCCTGAGTGGTGTCCACGCACGTTTACGCTCGGGACTTGCGTCCATCGTTCCACATTGTGGTGTCCTGTCCCGCTTGGTGAGAGATTCAATCTTTGAATCGTGTGATTCAAGAAACTTATCAAGCCGCGCAGTGCGGCGTGCGCGGTGGGCCTGCGCCGCAGCGCGGCGGTCTTCGCCTTTGAAGGACTTGCTCATTGCGCTCTCCTGATTACAGATCGTCACGCCGGGTGATCTCGACCACCTCGCTGCGGCAGCGCACCACTTCCCACCCGTACGGGCGGGAGATGGCAGCGGTCACCTTGGCACGGGCAACCGTGCGGTCAACACCGCGACGGATCAGGTCCATCACGGCACCGTGCGTGGTGCCGTGCACCCGCAAATGGTTTGCGCCTGAATAGGCACCGTGTCCAACGAAGATCTTCATTGCTTTCTCCTTGGGTTGAATGGGGTGTTGACACCCCTTTGGGTTACGCTGCCTTGGCAGCACGCTTGGCTGACTTCTTCGCTGCCCGCTGGGGGTTCCTGCGCTGCACCACAGGCTCGGTCTTGTTGCTGGGCATGAGCCGCTTGCACTCTCGTGCAACCCACGCAGCGCGGACTTCTTTGATGATGTTCATCACTCTCTCCTTGAGGCACAGCGTGCCTGTCCAATGAGACGCGGCCCATGCCGCGCCTAGTGCGAAGCGCACTGGCAAAGAGGACTGAATGTCCTCTTTAGCCGCTACGCTCAACAATCGAGCAGCACCCACTCGTTTGCGCTTACCTTGCGGTAGGACGAGACTTCTCTCTCGGTGTCTTCCTCCGGGCGGCACTCGCGTACCACCTCGTACAGCGATCCGATATGGGCGAGTGCCAACACGGCGAAGGCTTCCTCTCTTGCCGCGTGGTCTTGTGGCCCTTTGGAGGTGATGACCTCCATCGGGAGAACGAACTCTTCACCGTTAGGTTCGTGCAGCACGCCTGTCACGCGGTCACTGTACAGATAGCCGCCAGCGTAACGCTGGGGCAAGGGAAGGTGTTTGGTCATCAACATGATCTCTCTCCTAGCACGCCGCTCCCGACGGGAGCATCAAGCGCACTGGGCTGCGCGAACGCAGCCCGCTACGCTCGTAGCGGCAAAGAGGACGGTGTGTCCTCTTTGGATCACTTGGCAGCGAAGGCATCGGCCACAGCGCGTGCGGCCAGCTTCTTCATCTCGCCCTTCTTCAGGTCGTACGCATTGACCAGCGCCACCAGCTTGGCAGCGGCAGCGGCGATCTCGGCAGGCACGTCGAACTCCTCGGCTTCGCCCTCGGCAGCTTCGCTCTCGGCCTTGGCTGACACCTGGGCATCGGCATCGCCGGTCAAGTCAGCCATGAGCCGCTTGAACGCTTGGTCTGCCGCCATCCAGGACTTGGCGCTTCTGTCGAGCACTTGCTGGCCCTTGTTCCGGTTGCTGGTGGACACGACGATGGGGCAGGTGTACTTCTTGCTGACCCACTGCATCACGACGGGCTTGCAGTCTTCTGCGGTGGTGAAACCAGCATCCACCATTGACTGGCGGAACACTTTCGTCGCAGTGTTCAGGGTGAGCACGAATGCGTCGATGGCGGCAAGGGCTTGATTGATGTTTGACATGGCAGAACTCCATTGAAGTGAATGAGGACACAGCGTCCTCTTTGCCGACTCGACCACCGAATCGACACCTTCAGTATACCAAATGGGGGTATTTCGACCCTTTTTGCTGCACCACAGACCGGTAGTCTGACCCCCACCGTACCCCCACCCCCTGGTTTGGTGGCAAGGGTAGCGTCGTTGTATGAACACGAATCCCCAACCACACTGCACAAATTTTTACGTTTTAGCGGCACCCCACACTACGTAATTTTTCAAATTTCAAGTCGCACCCAAATTTTTCGCTAAATGCCCCACCCCCACCACTACATAAAAATTTCTAGCTTTTTCTGTCCAACTCTTGACAAGACATAATAAAAAAAGCCCCCGAGGGGCATCGGGGGCTTCAAGGCCACCTTTCGGCAGCTTCAGGGAGAAAGCAAGTAGAAACTTGCAAGGAGACAGTTGCAACTGTACACTGCGCCAAACTCGGACGCAAGCCCCGCTTTGAAATGCTTGACCACCTGATTGACTTTGAGCCGCCTGTCTGTGACGCAGACAGCGTCATACCGCTGGAGAAGACTTCTCCCCAGGCGCTCATCGACGCGCAGCATGAGACGGCAAACTGGCTAGAGTCTTTGGGAGCGCCCACTGCTGACACGGCAGACGCCGCAGCAGCCTCCTCGCTGGCGCAGAGCGCGTTCCAGTCGCTCGTCAAGCCCGACACTGATCCCAAGCAAAAAGCAGCGCTGCTGGCGCTCAAGACGCCTGCTGCGGTGCGCCACCTCACTGGCATGCTCACAGCCTATGACTGGGAGTTCGTTAATCAGGCCAAAGAGCTTCGGGGTTATGCGGTGTCGAAGATCCTCGAAGAGGTAGAGCACCCGGATGCCCGCATACGCTTGCGTGCTCTGGAGTTGTTGGGTCGAGTCACTGAAGTGGCGCTCTTCACAGACCGTGTCGAGGTCAAGAAGACGGACATCACTGATCAGGAGCTTGAGAGCAAGCTCAAAGAGAAGCTGGCGCGGTTCATGAACGTCACCGACGTTACGCCGACAGACGCCGTGCTCTTGGAAAACAATGAAGCTGCCTGATTTCCTGACGCCCAAGCAGGCGCAGGCCATCCAGGCTGCGCTCCCCACCATGAGTGTGCGGGAGAAAATGGAGCTTTTTGATCTCCTAGAAGAGAAAGAGCGCCGACATCGCATCACATCCGCCCAAAACAGCCTCTTGGGCTTCGCTCATTTCAACTATCCGGGCTTCAAGGAAGGCGCTCACCACAGAAAACTGGCGCAGATCTTCGAGGATGTCATTTCTGGGGCCAAAAGGCGCGTGATTATCAACATTGCGCCTCGTATGGGTAAGTCTGAGTTCAGTTCTTACCTGTTTCCTGCCTATTTTCTAGGCAAATTTCCCCATAAGAAGATCATCATGGGGACGCACACGTCGTCTCTGTCAGAAGACTTCGGTCGGCGCATCAGAAACCTCATCGAAACGCCCGAGTACGCCACCATTTTCCCCGATACGCAGGTCTCTGAGGACCAAAAAGCGTCAGGTAAGTGGTCTACCTCTGCAGGAGGCCAGTATTACGCCGTAGGCGTAGGGGGCTCTATTGCTGGTCGCGGAGCCGACCTCTTCGTCATCGACGATCCGCACTCAGAACAGGACATCAAGGCGGGTACACGCACGCCGTTTGATGCGGCATGGGGTTGGTTCCAGACAGGACCGCTGCAGCGCCTCATGCCGGGTGGTGCGATCATTGTGATCATGACCCGGTGGTCTCAGTTGGACCTCACGGGCATGCTGATCAGCCATCAGATCAAGAATCCCGACGCTGACCGCTGGGAGATCGTGGAGCTTCCGGCCATCCTGCATGAGCACACGCCGCAGGAGAAGTCTTTGTGGCCCGAGCAGTGGCCCCTGGAGCAGCTTCAGGCCAAACGCGCAGGCATGGACCCTCGGTTCTGGCAGGCGCAGTACATGCAGAACCCCACCTCGGAGGTGGCGGCGGTCATCAAGCGCGAGATGTGGAAGATATGGGAGCCAGAGCGCCCACCGTCTTGCGAGTACATCATCCAGTCGTGGGACACCGCGCACGAGACCAAGACCAGCGCTGACTACAGCGCTTGCACCACGTGGGGTGTGTGGTTCAACGAGGAAGATAATGATAACGCGCACATCATCCTGCTCGACGCGATCAAAGGCCGGTGGGCATTCCCAGATCTCAAAAAGCGTGCCAGCGAGTACTACCGCGAGTGGGAACCAGACGCGTGTCTGATTGAGAAGAAGGCTGCTGGAGCGCCGCTCATTCAGGAGCTTCGGTCGATGGGCATACCCATCAGTGAGTTCAGCCCCAGCCGAGGCAAAACAGGCACCAGCAACGACAAGGTGGTGCGCCTGAACGCGGTGTCCGACATGTTCACCTCAGGCCGTGTGTGGGTGCCAGACACCCGCTGGGCCCGAGAGCTTGTGGAGGAGGTCGCGGCCTTCCCCGCTGGTGAGCACGACGACTATGTTGATACGATGACCCAGGCGCTCATGCGCATGCGCAACGGCGGCTTCATACGCCTGCCGTCCGATGAGCCCGAGGAGCCCCGACACTTCCGCAGCCTGCGACGGGCTGCGTACTACTGAAAGACCACATCATGGCAACGAACATCGACAAGGCGCTGTACAGCGACCCCTCTCTGCCCATGGGCCTGGACGACGCCATGTCGCAAGAGCCTGCCATCGAGATTGAGATCGAGGACCCCGAGAGCGTAACCATCGGCATCGACGGCTTGGAGATTGACCTCACGCCCACCAGCCAGGGCAGTGGTGACTTCACGGCTAACCTTGCCGACGAGCTTGATGAAGGCACGCTCAACACCATCGGTGGTGACATCGAGGGCGATATCGACCAGGACAAGAACTCCCGCAAAGACTGGGAACGCGCCTACACCGAGGGCTTGAAGCTCCTGGGCCTGCAGATCGAGGAGCGCACCGAGCCGTGGAATGGCGCGTGTGGTGTGTTCCACCCCATGATCACCGAAGCGGTGGTGCGGTTCCAGTCAGAGATGATCACCGAGACGTTCCCTGCGCAGGGGCCGGTGCGTACCAAGATCATTGGCAAGGAGACGCCAGACGTCAAGGAAGCGGCGATTCGAGTTCAGGACGACATGAACTTTGAGTTGACCGAGACGATGAAGGAGTTTCGCCCAGAGCACGAGCGCATGCTCTGGAGCCTGCCTGCCACAGGCAGTGCGTTCAAGAAGGTGTACTACGACCCGAGCCTGGAGCGTCAGGTCTCCATGTTCGTGCCTGCAGAAGACATTCTGCTGCCCTACGGCACCACAGACCTCGACACATGCAGACGCCTGACGCACGTCATGCGCAAGAGCAAGAACGAGATCCTCAAGCTGCAGGCTGCGGGGTTCTACCGCGACGTGGAGTTGGGTGAGCCTGACCGGGCGATGACCGACATCCAGAAAGCCAAAGACAAGGAGACGGGCTTCAGCGACCTGAACGACGACAGGTTCACGCTGTATGAGGTGCACGTCGACCTGTGCATCCCGGAAGATCCGTACGGTGAGGGTGAGGACTCTGAGATTGCGCTGCCCTACGTGGTCACGCTGGTCAAGGGCACCAACGACATCCTGGCTATTCGGCGTAACTGGAACGAGGACGACAAGCTCAAACTCAAGCGCCAGCACTTCGTTCACTACCAGTACATCCCCGGCTTCGGCGCGTATGGCTTCGGCCTGTTCCACCTCATCGGCGGCTTCGCCAAGAGCGCGACGAGCATCATGCGTCAGTTAGTTGACGCAGGCACGTTGAGCAACCTCCCTGGCGGCTTGAAGAGCCGTGGCCTGCGGATCAAGGGTGACGACACCCCCATCGCCCCGGGCGAGTTCCGGGATGTGGACATCCCCTCTGGTGCCCTGCGGGACAACATCCTGCCGCTGCCGTACAAGGAGCCCTCCACGGTTCTGTACCAGTTGCTCGGCAACATCGTGGACGAAGGCAGACGCTTCGCTGCCACTGCCGACATGAAGGTGTCGGACATGTCTGCACAGACGCCTGTGGGCACCACGCTGGCGTTGCTGGAGCGCCAGCTTAAGGTCTTGACGGCAGTCCAGGCTCGCACGCACTACGCGCTCAAGCAGGAGTTGAAGCTCCTCAAAACCATCATCCGTGACTACACGGACCCGGACTACACCTACGACCCCGAGTACGGGTCGAAAAAGGCCAAGAAGGCGGACTACGACCTCGTTGATGTCATCCCCGTCAGCGATCCCAACGCGGCGACCATGTCGCAGCGCGTGGTGCAGTACCAAGCCGTCATTCAGATGGCGCAGATGGCACCGGACATCTACGACCTGCCCCAGTTGCATCGCTCCATGCTGGAGGTGTTGGGGATCAAGAACGCCGAGAAGCTTGTGCCCATCGAGGAGGATCAGTTGCCCAAGGATCCGGTGACTGAGAACCAGAACGTGCTGAAGAACAAGCCCATGAAGGCGTTCCTGCACCAGGACCACCAGTCCCACATCCAGGTGCACATGATGCTGCTGCAGGACCCGGTGGTGGCGCAGTTCATCGGTCAGAACCCTCGCGCTCAGCAGATCCAGGCCGCGCTCACTGCACACGTCGCGGAGCACGTTGGCTACCTCATGCGTCAGAAGATCGAGCAGCAGTTGGGCATGTCGCTGCCGCCAGAGGACGAGAAGCTGCCCCCGCAGGTGGAGATCGCGCTCAGCAGCATGATGGCGCAGGCAGCACAGCAGGTGCTCCAGCAGGACATGGCGAAGGCCGCACAGATGCAGGCTCAGCAGCAGGCCCAGGACCCCGTGCTCCAGCTTCAGCAGATGGAGCTTCAGTTGCGCCAGCAGGAGTTGCAGATCAAGCAGTCCGAGGCGCAGCTTAAGGCGCAGAAGATGGCCCTCGATGCCGCCGCACAGGCCGACAAGCAAGCGCTCGACGAAGAGCGGGTCAAGGGTGACTTGGAGCTTCGGGCTATGAAGACTCAGGCCGACATCGAGCGTGACAAGGCCAATCTCATCGCGCAGCAAGAACGCGAAGGTGTAAGGATGGGTATCGATGTAGCTAAAGCCAGGGCGCAAGGAGCCAACAAATGATGGAAAAGTTTGCCAAAGTCTTGCGAGAGCAGCTACGTGCGGACATGAACAACTACGCCGATTCGCTTTCCGGCGGAGCATGTCGCAGCTTCGATGAGTATCAAAAACTCTGCGGTGTCATTCAAGGTCTAGCCATCGCGGAGCGTTATTTACTTGACCTTGCACAGAAAGCGGAAGACGACGATGAGTGAACTACTCCTGAGTGATGGCGCAAGCACTACGGTGCTGCCACAAAATGATGCCGAGAAGGCCCGACAGGTGCCAGACCCGGTGACTTATCACCTCTTGTGTATGCTTCCTAAAGCCAACGACGAGTACGAAAGCGGACTCGCAAAGGCAGGGCAGACCATGCACTTTGAAGAGGTCATGAGTCCTGTGTTGTTTGTCGCCAAGATGGGACCCGACTGCTACAAAGACCCATTGCGCTTCCCCTCAGGGGCATCCTGCAAGGTAGGTGACTTCATACTTGTTCGCCCCAATACGGGCACACGCTTGAAGATTCACGGGACTGAGTGGCGGATCATCAACGACGACAGCGTCGAAGCAGTTGTCCAAGATCCTCGCGGTATTCAACGGGCATAAGGAGTAGTACATGAGCGAATTCAAGTTTCCAGATGAAGTGGCAGTAGACACTGCCGCAGAGACCCCTGACGAAGTCGAAATCGAGATTGTCGATGACACCCCTGAAAAAGACCGTGGCCGCAAGCCGCTGGACAAGGAGGTTGCCGACCCGACCGACGATGAGATTGAGTCGTACTCCGAGAAGGTGCAGTCGCGCATCAAGGAGTTGACGCACGCACGACATGACGAGCGTCGTCAGAAAGAGGCTGTAGCCCGCGAGAAAGCGGAGCTTGAGCGTCTTGCGCAACACCTGATCAGCGAGAACAACGCCCTCAAGCGCAACGTCAATCAGGGGCAAGAAGTACTCGTGTCTTCTGCCCGCAAGGAAGCCGAGACAAAGCTTGCGGATGCAAGGCGGCGACTGAAGGAGGCGCAAGAGGCGTTCGACACCGACGCCATGATTGCCGCGCAAGAGGCACTTGTTGAAGCCACTTGGGAAGTACAGGCTGCAAAAAATTTGCGGCCCCAGCCTTTACAAGAGACTGCGTATGAGGTACAACCGCAAGCAGCACCACAAACCCAGGTGCAACCGGATGAAAAGTCCCTGCGCTGGCAGGCAAAAAACCAGTGGTTCGGTCAACCGGGGTTTGAGGAATACACCAGCTACGCACTAGGGCTGCACCAGAAGCTAGTCAACGGGGGCACCGACCCTCGCTCGGATGAGTACTTCGACCAGATTGACGGTCGCATGAAAACCCAGTTCCCCGAAATCTTCGGCGGAGCAGACACCAAGCAGAAGCGCCCGACTACGGTTGTGGCCTCTGCAGCCCGTACTACCGGAACCGGAAAGATTCGTTTGACGCAAACACAGCTTGCGTTGGCGAAGAAATATGGACTTACCCCGCAACAGTACGCACTTGAAGTAGCGAAGTTGGAGAGACAAAATGGCTGAACGTAATTCCCGCGAACTGGACACCCGAGCAAAGGCCGAGAGGCCCAAGCAGTGGCTGCCGCCTACAGCGTTGCCTGATCCGAACCCGGAAGATGGCTATTCGTTTCGTTGGATTCGCGTCAGCACCTTGGGTACCAACGACCCAGGCAATGTTTCCGCAAAACTTCGCGAGGGCTGGGAGCCTGTGAAAGCAAGCGAGCATCCCGAGATTCAACTGATGGGGATCGGCGCAGGTCGCTTCCCTGACAGCATTGAAATCGGTGGTCTGCTGCTTTGCAAAACCCCAAAGGAGTTCACTGAGCAGCGCAATGCTTACTACCAGCGGCAAGCTGATGGTCAGATGCAGTCAGTGGACAACAACTTCATGCGCGAGAACGATCCCCGGATGCCTCTGTTCAAGGAGCGCCGCTCTGAGGTTTCGTTCGGACGCGGCTCGTAATCCAAGGAGTTTCAGATGGGATACCCCACGATTGATGCACCTTACGGCTTCAAACCCGTAAACCTCATTGGTGGTCAGGTATTCTCAGGTTCTACCCGAGAGTACCCGATTGCCTACAACTATGGCACTGCCATTTACTACGGTGACTTTGTCCAGCTTTCGAGCGGCTTTGTGACCATCCTGGCCAACACCATTGCAGGTAACGCTGCGGTTGGTGTGTTCCTGGGCTGCTCGTACACCGACCCGGTGACCAAGCAGAAGCGTTTCTCCCAGTACTACCCTGCCAACACCCTGGCTGGGGACATCGAAGCCATCATCTGCGACGACCCGGATACGGTCTTCAAGGCTGCTGTGGTGACGGCTGCTGGCACTCCTACCATCGCTTCGGCAACGCAGCTTCTGGTCGGTCAGAACATGGCGGGTAACACCTCCACCGGTTCTTCCTCGACTGGCAACTCTGCTGGTGGTGTGGTTGCAGCTACCTCTTCGGCTGGTAACTTCCGCGTTCTGGGTCTTGTGCCTGATACGCAAATCAACACGGGCTGCACCTACGTCAGCGGCACTGGCACGACTTCTATCGTTGTGTCCGGTCTGTCGATTGGTCAGGTGATTCCGGTTGGTACGGATATGTATCAGTTGGTGGCAGCTACGGGCCAGTTGCAGTGGGTTGGCGTTGTCAGCACGCTGGCAACGGTTTCGTCCACTACCGCGCAAACCTTGACGATGGCAGCAAACACCACCGCCTCCGGTTCGCTGGCTCTGGTGCAAAGCTCTGAAGTGCTCGTCAAGATCACCTTCGGCGCTCATCGCTACTACGTTGCTTAAGGAGTAACTCAAAATGGCAATTTCACGTGCCCAACTACTGAAGGAACTCCTGCCCGGCCTGAACGCCTTGTTCGGCATGGAGTACAAGCGCTACGGCGAAGAGCACAAGGAGATCTACGAGACGGAGACCTCCGAGCGTTCGTTCGAAGAGGAAACCAAGCTCTCTGGTTTCTCCGCCGCCCCGGTGAAGAACGAAGGTGCAGCCATCGCGTATGACAATGCGCAGGAAGCCTGGACCGCTCGTTACAACCACGAAACCATTGCTTACGGTTTCTCCATCACCGAAGAGGCGATGGAAGACAACCTGTATGACAGCCTCTCGGCTCGTTATACCAAGGCTCTGGCCCGTGGTATGGCCTACACCAAGCAGGTGAAGGCTGCGGCGATCCTGAACAACGGCTTCTCTCCCGCTGTTGTTTACGGTGACGGACAGTCTCTGTTCTCGACCGCTCACCCGCTGGTCTCCGGTGGCACCAACAGCAACCGTCCCGCGACGGCTGCAGACCTGAACGAAACCTCCCTTGAAGCGGCTGTGATCCAGATCGCTGCTTGGACGGACGAGCGTGGTCTGCTGATTGCTGCCAAGCCCCGCAAGCTGGTTGTTCCGCCTGCTCTGCAGTTCGTTTCTACTCGTCTGTTGGAGACCAGCCTGCGCGTTGGCACCACCGACAACGACATCAACGCTCTGAAGAACAACGGTTCGATCCCGGAAGGCTACACGATCAACCACTTCTTGACCGACAGCAATGCGTGGTTCCTGACCACGGATGTGCCCAACGGTCTGAAGCACTTTGTTCGCGTGCCGCTGGCGACCTCGATGGACACCGACTTTGATACGGGCAACAACCGTTACAAGGCGCGAGAGCGATATTCGTTTGGCGTTTCGGACCCGCTCGGCATCTACGGCTCGCCGGGGGCTTGACACCTCACGGGTCAAAAACGGCAAAAAACCTCGGTTTTTGAGGCAAAAAGCCCCTTCGGGGGCTTTTTTAATGTCTTTTAAGTTACAAGGCTCGGGAAGGCTTGACGACAGACGTTCAGTAGGCTAGTATCAAACTTTACCAACCAGGAGCCCCCGCATGGCCGTCATCTACCGCATCACCAACATGGCAAACGGCAAGTTCTACATCGGCAGTGCCGAGAGCTTTGCCCGCCGAGAGTGGCAACACAAGTACGCACTGCGCCGCAACGAGCACAAGAACCCGCGCTTACAAGCGGCATGGAACAAGTACGGCGAAGAGATGTTTGTGTTTGAGGTCATTGAGGAGATTGCGCCAGACAGGAACGCTTTTGATATCGAAAATACATACTTGCATAAGGTGGTTGGGCAGGAAGACTGCTACAACATCAACACCGATGCTGTTGGTATGCGCACCGGCATCAAACTAACAGCGGAAACAAAACAAAGGATAAGCACAAATCGCAAAGGTAAACACGGAGGCGAAAAGCACTACCGTTTTGGTAAAACCGTCAGCGAAGAGACCAAAGCCAAAATTGGGGACGCGCAACGCGGCAAGCCCAAAGCCCCAGGCCGTAAGGTTTCGGAGGAGGGCCGCGCAAAGATTCAAGCCGCCGCCGCTGCAGGGCACTACAGCCATTGGGAAGGGCGTACCCATACTGAGGGAGCAAAGACCAAGCTACGCCGTCCTATCTACGCGGTTCTGCCAGACGGAACACGTCGGGACTTTGCAGGCACTGCGTTGGCTGGCGAAGAACTTGGCGTTCCCTACCCGATGCTTGTGCGGGCGATGAAGGCGCAGAAGCCGCTGAGTAGGGGCAAACTGGCAGGGTGGCAGTTTTTCTACGCGGACCAAGAAGCGAAGCTCTTAGAAGTCCCCGAAGAGTTCAAGCATTTGCCGCGTACCCGACAGCAGGCCAAGACCGAAGGGGCCAAGGAGTACTTCACGGGGTTGCCGTGCGCTCACGGCCATATCAGCCTACGTCTTACGAAGGGCAGTTGTGTCGCTTGCCGCAAGGCAGGATTTGCTTGACCCCGCCCCGCCCCTGTGCTACCCTCTTACAAACCGAGCTTCACCACAGCCCGCCGACTGACTCGGCAGACTTCTCCTCAGAGACGACGGGCGCAGATTGAGGAAATATCATGGGTTTCTCTACCCTCTCCGGCCCAGTACGCTCGGGCACCCAACGCTACGGCGCTGCTGAAAACACCGGTCTTGTCACGCTGTCCCGCACGGCCTACGTCAATGTCTCTGGCGTTGCTCTGACCTCTGCTCCAGTGGCTCAGACGCTGTTTACGCTGCCTGCTGGCTCCAAGATCCTGAACTTCATCCCTGAAGTGCTGGTGACCATTGCTGGCAATTCTGTGTCCCAAGTGGGCGTGCAGATCGGTACGGCTGCATCTGCTGCGGCCTACGCTGCTTCGTTCAACACGGGCACGGCTGTGGCTCGTGTGGCTCAGGCTACCGTGGATACGGCGATCTCCAGCAAGGTTGCAGCGCTTGACAACATCGGCACGGTTGATGTGCCTGTGCAAGCGACGTTCACGGCCACGACGGGCAACCCGACCTCTGGGCAGATCGCAATCACCGTTGTGTATCAGCAACGTGCTGACAACGGCGCACAAGTGCCTACCGCGTTCCAGAACTGATGACGGGGGCTTCGGCCCCCTTCTTATAAGGAGTGCGTTATGACGATGCAAACTGACGTCAAGTCAGCGGCATGTGCGGCGGGTGCCACGACTGCGGCCACCGGCTTTCGGTCTCGCCTCAAGGGCTTGACGATCAGCTACACCACCAGCGGCACAGTGTCTGTGACGGACGGAAGCGGCGGAGTGACGCTGTTTTCGTTTACGGCCCCCGCTGCTATTGGCGCTATCCACATCCTGATCCCTGGGCAGGGCATCCTGGCTCAGAACGGACTGAGTGTGGTGTGCGGTGCCAGCACCACTGCGGTGGCGTACTATGGCTAAGTCCCCGGCTTGGCAGCGCAAGGAAGGGAAGTCTGAGGCCGGTGGCCTCAACGCCAAAGGGCGGGCTTCCTACAACCGCGCTAACCCGGGCAAGCCTGGGCTAAAGGCCCCTCAACCCGAGGGTGGTCCTCGCCGTGACTCATTCTGTGCCCGGATGAAAGGGATGAAGAATAAGCTCACGAGTGAGAAGACAGCGAAAGACCCCAATTCACGTATCAACAAAAGCCTGAGGGCATGGAATTGTTGAGTGGTTTATGGAAGCTACGGTATTGTGGAACCTCGTCTTGACTGTCCTGCTTGGTGCGGTGGCTTTCTTTATGTCCTCCAAGTTCAAGGAGCTTGATAGATTGTCTATTTTGCTCAACCGGACAAGAGAAGAAATTGCCCGTGATCACATCACGAGGTCTGAGTTTCGGGCAGACATGAAAGAGTTGCTTGAACGCTTTGACAGGATCGAAGCCAAGCTAGATACTCTGCGGAGCAAGCAAAGTGCCAGTCCAGTCTGAGGCACAGCGGCGTCTGATGTACGCCGCACTGAAAGATCCCAAGGGCACAGGCATCCCCCGTAGCGTTGCCGAGAAGTTTGTCGGGCCAAAGGCCCATGCCGAAGGAGGCATCATGAAAGAGTCGAAGCAAATGATTGGTAAGGAACTGGCCTTCATGAAGGCCAAGAAGGCTCCTAAGGAAATGATGGAGCACGAGAGGAAAGAAGCCAAGGGCAAGGGCTACGCCAAGGGTGGCGTAACACGCGCTGACGGTTGCGTCTCCAAGGGTCATACCAAGGGCAAGATGATCAAGATGGCGATGGGCGGCAAAGCCTGCTAAGGAGTTCGTATGATGGCCTCGCGTGGCATGGGGTGCATTCGAAAGAAGCGCCGTGACAACACGGACTTTCTTCAGGATGGCAAACGCCACGCACGCCGTGACAACACGGACTTCACCGAGTATGCTGCCGGGGGCGAAACTCGCGTGAACGAGGCTGGCAACTACACCAAGCCTGGGATGCGGAAGAGTCTTTTCGAATCCATCAAGTCCAGGGCGGTGCAAGGCACCGCTGCAGGCCAGTGGAGCGCCCGCAAAGCGCAGCTTCTTGCCAAGCAGTACAAGGCCAAGGGCGGCGGGTACAAGGACTGACATGAAGGCCCCGCAGCAAAGTCTGAAGGACTGGACCGCGCAGAAGTGGACGACCAAAAGTGGAAAGCCTTCTAGCAAGACCGGCGAACGCTACCTCCCCAAGGCAGCTATCGAGTCTCTTACACCTTCAGAGTACGCTGCCACAACCAAAGCCAAACGCGCAGGTAAGGCCGCTGGCAAACAGTTTGTCAAGCAGCCTCCCAAGGTTGCTGCAAAGACCGCTAGGTTCAGATAAACCATGACCACATCCGGCACCACCACATTCAATCTCGACCTCAACGAGGCTGTTGAAGAAGCCTTTGAGCGTTGTGGTGCTGAGTTGCGCACGGGCTACGACCTGAAGACCGCCCGTCGGTCTTTGAACCTGCTATTCGCAGACTGGTCGAACCGTGGCATCAATATGTGGACCATCGAGCAGGGTTCCCAAGTCCTGACTCCCGGCACAGCCACCTATACACTGCCCGCCGACACGGTAGATCTGATTGAGCATGTGATCCGCACGGGCGCGGGCTCTGCATCTACGCAGGCTGACCTGACCATCACGCGCATCTCGGTATCTACCTACGCGTCCATCCCGAACAAGCTGCAGCAAGCAAGGCCGATTCAGGTGTGGATCAACCGCCAGCAGCCCGCCCCGACCATCACTGTTTGGCCGGTGCCTGACAATTCGCAGACCTACACGTTCGTTTACTGGCGCTTGCGCCGTATCCAAGACGCTGGTACGGGTGGTACGTACACGCAAGACATCCCCTTCCGTTTCCTCAATGCGTTGGTTTCTGGGCTTGCGTACTACCTGTCCATGAAGATCCCTGGTGGGCTAGAGCGTATGCAGATACTAAAGGCGCAGTACGACCAAGATTGGGAGTTGGCTTCGACTGAAGACCGTGAGAAGGCCGCAGTGCGGTTCGTCCCACGTGAGATGTTTATCAGTTAATTAGCCAGTTTATCGTCGCAGGATAAACTCCCTAAACTATGTCAAACCGCTTTGCAAACGGCGCAAAAGCATTTGGGTTCTGCGACCTATGCGGTTTTCGTTTTACCCTGAAGAAGCTCAAGAACCTGACGGTCAAGACCAAGCAGACGGCCATCAAAGCGTGTCCTCAATGTTGGACCCCAGATCAGCCGCAGTTGCAGCTTGGGATGTACCCAGTTTCCGACCCACAGGCAATCAGAGATCCGCGTCCAGATACGAACACTTGGTACTCATCGGGCCTGACAGCAACGGGCTCGTTTGGTGAAGGTAGCCGCGTGATCCAGTGGGGTTGGAACCCCGTGGGCGGCTCAAGAGGTTTTGATGCCCCGCTGACACCGAACACCTTGGTGGCGCAGGGATATGTTGGTACAGTTCAAATTGTCACGACCTAAGGAGTTGACATGGAAAAGATGCGCAAGGTCGCCAAGGAAGAGGTACAGAAGCACGTGAAGGCGATGCACGGCAAGGGCTATAAGAAGGGCGGCAAGACTGATTCCGACATGCTCAAGTACGGGCGTGGCATGGCTAAGGTCATGAATCAAAAGGTGGCACCATGATGAAGGTCAAAAAGCTGGCTCCGGCCAAGCCGGGGCAACCGCAGTCCATTGAGACGCTGGGTGACGAGATCTGCATGGTGGTGGGCAACATCGCTATGGGCAAGCCGCCTGGAGTGAAGACCTCCGGCATCAAGGTCCGTGGCACCGGCGCTGCCACCAAGGGCACGATGGCTAGAGGGCCGATGGCGTGAACTACTCCGAGTTGCAGACTGCCGTTGAGGACTACACTGAGAACACTTTCTCAGCGGCTGACTTCGCCACGATGACGGAGTTGGCCGAGCAGCGCATCTACAACTCGGTTCAACTTCCTGCGCTTCGCAAGAACGTCACGGGCACTCTGACATCTGGGAATCAGTACCTCGCCGCGCCGACAGACTTCCTGTCTGTCTTTAGCCTTGCGGTGATTGATGCTCTGGGCAACTATGAGTACTTGCTGAACAAGGATGTCAACTTCATCCGCTCGGCGTTTCCGAATCCCAACACGACGGGCACGCCCAAGTACTACGCGCTGTTTGGTCCCGACTCGGGCAACCTGACTGAGTTGACGCTGATTCTGGGCCCCACGCCCAGTGCAGGGCTGACCGCTGAGCTTCACTACTTCTACTACCCGCAGAGCATCGTCACGGCGGGTACGTCTTGGCTGGGTGACAACTTTGACTCCGTGCTGTTCAATGCGGTGATGGTCGAGGCTGCCCGGTTCATGAAGCAGGAGCAGGATGTCGTTGCGATGATGGACAAGGAATACGCGCAGTCGATGGATCTGCTGAAGAATCTTGGCGATGCCAAGAACAGACAAGACGCCTACCGTAGTGGGCAGGTTCGCTACCCCGTTAAGTAAGGAGGCATCATGCCTATCACGCAATGTATGGTTACTTCGTTCAAGGCCGACGCTCTTGGGGGTGTTCAGGATCTTGATACCGATGTGATCAAGCTGGCGCTGTACACCAGCGCTGCCACGCTAGACGCAACGACCACTGTGTACTCTACAACCAATGAGGTAGCTGCTAGTGGAACCTACGCCGCAGGCGGTGGTACTTTGACCGGAGCGGCGATCACTACGTCGGGAACGACTGCGTTTGTGGACTTCAACGACATCTCGTTTACGTCTGCGACGATCACAGCCCGTGGGGCGCTGATCTACAACAGCAGCAAGAGTAACAAGGCTATCGCGGTGCTGGACTTTGGGTCTGACAAGACTTCGACCAACGGCACATTCACGGTGCAGATGCCTGCTGCTACGGCCTCTGATGCGCTGATCCGCATTGCGTAATGACGGCGCTGTACCACGCCTATACGCAGACGGTTGCGGATGGAACCGCGACCTCTGTCGTTCGCCCTAGCGATTGGAACTCTGCTCACGTTCAAGGCCAGACGATATCTGGAAACACGGCAGGGGCTTCATCGTTTACAGGGACGAACATCGTCCTTCAAGGTGGCAACAACGTCACCCTGAGCGCGGCGACTGCGGCGGGTGCAGCGACGATCATCATCAGCGGGGCCAATACCGTCGCGCAGACGGTACAGACTCAAGCGTCAGGTGCGATAGCCGGTACGGGATTCACTAGCACCACAACTGCCGGGACGAACATCACGGCCACGATGGGCACAAATGGCCTGTCGATGGCTATCCCCGCGTTCATCACGACCTTTGTCAATGACCTGACTTCAGGCCGCGCCGGGACCGGCTTTACAAGCACCACGACGGCTGGGACGGCTATCGTTGCCACCCAAGGGACCAACGGCCTTTCAATGGCTGTTCCGGCTTTCCTGACGACGGCTACGCAGTCTGTTCAAACCCAGGCTTCTGGGGCTATTGCCGGGACTGGATTTACCAGCACGACGACAGCAGGTACGGCGGTTGTAGCTACGCAAGGCACCAATGGCCTGAGCATGGCTGTTCCGGCCTACATCACCACCTTCGTCAATGATTTGACTTCTGGGCGGGCTGGCACGGGGTTCACTTCGACCACGACGGCGGGGACAGCAATCACTGCTGCGCTGGGCACCAATGGCCTTTCTATGGCCGTGCCAGCCTACATTACCACGTTTGCAGCCCAGACAACACAGACGCAAGCCTCCGGGGCTATCGCAGGTACAGGATTTACAAGCACCACAACCGCAGGGACTGCGATTGTTGCCACGCAAGGTACGAACGGCCTTTCGATGGCGGTGCCCCAGTACATCACAACCTTCGTCAACGACCTCACTTCCGGTCGGGCGGGTACAGGCACAACACTTGCCCTGACAAACATCACAGGCACGCTGAACGTCGGTACAAACGGCGTAGCGCTGTCTTTGAGCGGCAACGCTGCTGGCGGAGGCGGTGGTGCTGCGCTGCAAGGCTCTGGTACGTACACCCAGAATACCGGGACGATCCAGTTTGCCAACAGCAACGGCGTCACCTTCGGGCTCAGTACCAATCAGATGACCGCGTCCGTAAAGACGGACTACGCAGCTACTGGCTTTACCAGCACGACCACGGCGGGTACAGCCATCGTCGCCACACAGGGCACAAACGGCCTCTCAATGGCGGTGCCTGCGTACATCACTACTTACGTAAACGACCTGACCTCGGGTCGGGCGGGTACAGGCACCACGCTTGCGCTAACAAATCTGACGGGCACGTTGTCGGTAAATACCAACGGAGTTGCGCTTTCTCTGAATAACGTAGACGCCAACTTCATGGCGTGGGAGCTTGAGGGGACCAACACGGCTGGCACCACAGCCACGACTCTCACAACGACTTCCCCGCTGTATCTTCAGGGTGGCAACAACATTACGCTGAGCGGGAACTCCAACACCATCATCATCTCTGCTGGCGCAGGGGGCGGGGTAACTAACCAAACGGGTCCAAATATTGCCGCAGGCGGTTCTACTATTACCTCGGGTACGGTAGTCTTTAGCAACTCCAACGGCGTGAGTTTTGGGCTTAACGGCAGCACCATGACTGCCTCAGTTGTTGCCAACAACACCTATGATGGGTGGCCTCCATATGCTGATCTTGAGATGGTGGCTGGTCAGCAGGGGCAAGGCACTTTATATTTTGAGCCGGAACACTGCCCGTATTACTTCCAAGATCGGGTTGGAATCCCGATTGCGTATACCAACGCATCAAACTCGAACGGCACTTTAACGCTAAGTTATTGGGTGGCGTTCTACACCCAAAACGGCAGCACGTTGTCTTTGAGCGCAAGCACTTCCATCAGCACCGCGTTTACGTTCAACGGCACAACGGGTACGCATTGGTCGCTGTTCTCTGGCATGCGGATTCTTACTATTCCGTGGTCATTGACGGTTGCTGAGCAAGAAATTTATATTGCACAGCTTTCCAGAACCTCAACTGGCGGCAACAACGCTTCCATTTCGCAGATGCTGGTTACGCAAGTGGCAAGCAACTTTGTGGGCTTCTTTGGACAGTCTCACAACACCACAATGCAGTTTACCCAGGGTCAAGGGGTATACAGCGCAACGACAAGTGGCATGCCAAACTCTGTTGCATTTAGCCAGATTCGTGGTTCGGATTCGCTTGCCCTCCGCGCCCCTGCGATCATGTTCATCAATAGCACGGTCTAATCATGGACATCAACGACTTTGATGGGTGCCAAAGGATTGAAGTGGACAACATCACTTACATTGTTTTGAGCGTTCCCGTGCCGAATATTGCTTTGTGTGTGCGTGAATCTGATGTAACGGGCGGCGCTCCGTATGTTTCCACGGTTATCGTTGGGATGCCTTGATGCAGCCGCAAATCATCTCCTCCTATGACGGCGGCGCTCACAACGCTGATCTGGAAAAGACTGTTTCTCGCCTGACCGCAGAGAAGTCTTACAAAGACCTGTCTTGCATCCAGATCGTGCCTTGCTTCGGGCAGATCCCCACGCGGGCGGTGGCCTCGTGGATGAATATGTACTCCCCGCCCAATGCCAAGTTCACCCGTCTGTGGGCTGTAGGCATGGAGGTCGGCAAGGCGTTCTCGTCTGCCATTGAGAGCATTCTGGCGCATCCAGACCTGAGCAAGTGGAAGTACATCATCACGCTGGAGCACGACAACATTCCGCCTCCTGATGGTGTGGTGAAGCTCCTGATGCAGATGGAGAACCATCCAGAGTACGCTTGTATCGGTGGTCTTTACTTCACCCAAGGCCCAGGTGGATGCGCTCAGATTTGGGGTGACCCCAAAGATCCCGTGACCAACTTCCGTCCACAGCGTCCTGATCCTGCTGGTGGATTGGTTGAATGCTGTGGAACCGGGATGGGTTTCAACGTCTGGCGACTGGATATGTTCAAAGACGAGCGCCTGCGTAAACCTTGGTTCGTGACGCAGACGGATAACGGCGTTGCCACTCAAGATTTGTACTTCTGGTCCGATGCTAGAAAGTACGGCTATCGCTGTGCTATTGACTGCTCAGTGAAGGTCGGGCATTACGACCTAGAAGGCAAGCGCGGCGGAATTCCTGACTACGTGTGGTGATCAATGAAACTTGACCTTGGTTGTGGCGGCAAGAAGCGTGAAGGCTTCATCGGTGTTGATCAATACCAGATGGAAGGTGTTGATGTCGTCTTGAACATCGGTGTTGATCCTTGGCCTTGGGAAGACGGCACTGTGGAGGAGATCCACGCCAGCCATTTTCTTGAGCATCTGACTGCACCGCAGCGGGTCCACTTCATGAACGAGGCATTCCGGGTCATGAAGGAAGGGGCGAAAGCTACGGTTATTACACCGCATTGGGCGTCAAACAGGGCATACGGTGATTTCACACATCAATGGCCCCCTGTAAGCGAAATGTTTTATTACTATCTGAAGCAGGCGTGGCGTGATGCAAACGCACCGCACACTGACAAGAAGTGGAACCCGGCAGGCTACTCCTGCAACTTCGACGCTACCTGGGGTTACTCGTTCTCTCCAGAGCTTGGCGCTCGACACCCCGACCACGTACAGTTCGCCCTGCAGAACTACAAAGAAGCCGCCCTCGACACGCACGCAACCCTGATCAAGCCGATAACTAAAGTGGATTAAGACATGGCAACGGCGTTTCAGAGTAATGCGTTTCAGAACAACGCATTCCAAGCAGACGTCGTTGTCGATGTAACAGTCCTCGCAACCGGCGTACAGGCTCTTGGGCAAGTCGGTGATGTAGCGGTCACCGGCACTGCCGTTGTTGACGTTACAGGGGTTCAAGCTACCGGCCAGATCGGCACGGTCACGGTTCAGCTTGGGGTTGATGTCCCCGTCACGGGCGTTCAAGCCACGGGGCAGGTTGGTGATGTAGCCGTCACCGGCACAGCGCTTGTAACGCCTACAGGTGTATCTGCTACAGGCCAAGTTGGCACCGTCACGGTTGATGCGCAGACGGTTGTCTCCGTCACCGGAGTCCAGGCCACCGGCCAGATCGGTACGGTTGCAGTCACAGGCACGGCTCTCGTTGAGCCTACAGGCGTCCAAGCCACCGGCCAAGTTGGCACGGTCGATGTAGCTGCAGGTGCTGTAGTCGATGTCACGGGCGTCTCCGCTACGGGGCAGGTTGGCACCGTCACGGTTGTTCTTAGCCAGATCGTTGAGGTAACTGGGGTCCAGGCCACAGGTCAGGTTGGTACGGTCTCCATCACGGGCACAGCGCTCGTGCTGCCCACGGGCGTGCAAGCTACCGGTCAGGTTGGCACGGTCAACGCCTTCACAGACATCACGGTCCCGGTCACTGGGGTTCAAGCCACTGGTGCGGTCGGTACGGTTGTTGTCACAGGCGCAACGGATGTTGCGGTTACCGGCGTTCAGGCTACGGGTGCAGTCGGGGATGTAGCGGTCACAGGCACGGCACTTGTGCTGCCCACAGGGGTCTCGGCTACCGGGCAGATTGGCAACGTCACCATCGAGCTTGTTCAGACGGTGGTGGTCACTGGAGTCCAGGCCACGGGGTTTGTCGGGACGGTCACCGTCACTGGCGGCGCTACCATAGTTCCCACTGGTGTTCAAGCCCTTGGGCTGGTAGGATACGTAAATGTCTGGGGCCTTGTACCCACCCCGCAAGTTCCGAACTGGGGCATCGTTGTAGATGTGCAAACACCGTCTTGGGCCGCCGTGTCAAACACCCAAACGCCGGGGTGGACCATAGTGCCGGATACACAAACCCCGGCCTGGGGCGCGGTCACAAACACACAGAACCCGAACTGGGCACCTGTAATCAATTGAGGTAAACATGCCTTCTTCATATACCACCTCACTGCGTCTGACTCTGCCTGCTACGGGTGAACTTGCGGGTCAGTGGGGCACAACGGTAAACACAGGTATTACGGAACTGTTGGACTCCGCAGTTGCAGGTACGACGACGATTTCTACGTGGGGTGGAGCAGGTGTTGCGTATACGCTGAGCAACAACAGCGGTACGGCGGACGAAGCCCGCAGGATGTTCATTGTGGCGACGGGCACTCCGGGTGAGGCCAAGAACGTCATTTGCCCTGCGGTGAGCAAGTTTTATGTGTTCAGGAACGACACGACAGGCGGCTTTGCCCTGACGCTGAAAACGCCGAGCGGCACCGGGATCGCTGTCCCAGCGGGTCAGTACAAGTTCCTGTACTGCAACGGCACCGATGTAGTCGAAGCGTTCAACTCTGCCGGGGCACTGACCCTGAGCGGGGCGTTGTCTGTGGGAGGCACGGCGACATTTGCAGCCAACCCCACGCTGTCTGCAGGGACGGCTAACGGCGTGACCTACCTCAACGGCAGCAAGGTGCTGACGAGCGGGAGTGCGCTGACGTTTGATGGGACAGGTCAGGTGACGCTGAACAGCGGGGCCAACGCGGTGCTCAAGCTGAACGCCACATTTGGTTCGGGCGCGTCCATCATTGACCTTACTGCTTCAGGAAGTACGGCGCAAGATACACGAATTGTTGGCGGAAGCGGAAGCACAAGCAATATCTCGTTTGTAACGAGTGGCTCCGAACAAATGCGCCTCACCAGCACCGGGCTGGGGATTGGGACGAGTTCGCCGGGAACAAAACTGGATGTATCAGGTGCAGATGTTTACCGTGTCTTTAGAGTAAGTACTACCACGGGTGGCGTCATTGAAGCAGGGCTGTTGGGCCAATCAACCATCGGCATCCAGTCGCTGTCAAATGCGGGTAATTTTCAGAATTTGCTGCTACAACCCAACGGCGGAAACCTCGGGATTGGGACGAGTTCGCCTGCAACTAAGTTGCATGTCAATAAGGCTTCACAGACACCCGGGGACACCACTCCAAGCGGCGCATTACTTGTAACAAACACTCTTGCTGGTGCTGCAGGTGTTGAGATTGGTTCTGGTAGTTCCGTTCTTGGCTACTTGCAAGTCCGTAATACGACAAACCAGACCTACTATGACTTTGCGTTGCAACCCAACGGCGGCAACGTCGGGATTGGGACGAATTCGCCAATTGCAGGTTATGGACTAACTATCGGCAACGACAGCACTGGAAACACAACAGTCGGACTGGCGTTTAGCACATCCGCTGCAGAACGCGGGTCTGTCAGCATGAACGCAACTCTTGGTGAACTACGGTTGACTGCTGGATATGCGGGTTATGGTGGGTTCCAGACGTTTTACGCCAACGGCTCCGAACGCATGCGTCTCGACTCCTCCGGCAACCTCGGTTTGGGGGTGACGCCGAGTGCTTGGAGTGGGTTAGCTGCTGCGCTGCAGGTACAGAACGCTTCAATCGTGACGAGCAGCACGGGAGCGGTTGATACGAACTTCTCATCCAATGCGTATTACAACTCCGGTTGGAAATACATCATTTCAGCAGCCGCTACGCAGTACATTCAGAACGCCACGGGCGACCATCGCTGGTACACCGCCCCATCCGGCACCGCAGGCAACGCGATCTCGTTTACGCAGGCGATGACGCTGGATGCTTCAGGCAATCTTGCTTTAGGTCAGACAAGTGCATCGTATCGCCTTGATGTTTTGAGCGGAGCAGATGTAGCAATTAGAGCAAGAGCCAATAACAATGAAGTGCTCCGCGTGGAAAGCACTGGTACTACCGGTTCGTATATTCGATTCATAAATACTGCAGACAACCTAGCCTATATTGGATCGGCCTCGGGGGCGTTGAACTTTCTCACCAACAACACCGAACGCGCCCGCATCACGAGCGGGGGGGATTTGTGGGTTGGAACTGCAACAGCAATTTCCCCCGGAAGTTTGACTGCAAACAATGTGTTGTCCGCTGGTACAAGCAGTCAGTGGGCGGCAGCAGTTCGCAACAGCACCACCGGTACGCCGTGGGGTCTTGCAATTCAATACTCCGCTGCGGCACCAAATGACACTTCAAGTACATTTTTGTATTGCCTTGACAGCGGCCCAACGCTCCGCGCCTCCATCCGCTCCAACGGCGGTCTTGCCAACTACCAAGCCAACGACGTCAACCTCTCCGATCGCCGCGAGAAGACCAACTTCGCACCTGCCAAGGACTATCTCGACACCATCTGCGCCATCCCGGTTCAGACGTTCAACTACATCGACCAAGCGGAAGATGATCCCGGCCTGACGCTGGGTGTGGTGGCGCAGGACGTTCAAGCGGTTGCGCCTGAGTTGGTCATGGAGTCCAACTGGGGCACGGAAGACAACCCCAAGATGCGCCTGAGCATCTACCAGACCGACCTGCAATACGCGCTGATGAAGTGTATTCAAGAACAGCAAGCCCTCATCACCGACCTCCGCGCCCGTGTTGCGGCGCTTGAAGCCTAACCCCTGAAAGGACAACCATGAACTGGACCATCTCTTCTCTCGACCGTGCCCTGCCTGATGGCGTGGTGCTGACCGCGCACTGGCGTGTCTCCAAGACTGACGGCGATGCCAGCGGCACCGTCTACGGCACGATCAGCTTCCCGGCTAAAGACCCCAACGATGCTGACTTCATCCCTTACGACCAGCTTACCGAAGCGCAAGTCGTCCAGTGGGTCAAGGACGAGATGGGTGCCAATCAAGTCGCTGCGTATGAGGCCGCAGTGCAAGGGCAGATCGATGCCCAAATCAATCCCACAACCGCCTCTGGAACTCCTTGGAGCAACTGATGAACGACAAGCAAACCGCCAGCCACCCCATCTCCTTGACGCTGGGCCTCGTCAACGGCATCCTTCAGTACCTCGGTACGCGCCCCTACGCGGAAGTCTTCCCGCTGGTGCAGGAGATCCAAGCGCAAGCCATGCCGCAGGTGCCTACGCCCAACCCGGCTGATGAGCCCGCACTGAACGACTGATATGGAACCCGACCCGATCAAACTTCTCAAGGCGCAGGCCAGGGTCGAGCTAGACCGCCTGGAGGCGCAAGCCACGGCCCGAGAAGTGGCAAGTAAGGCTATTGGCAAAGAAGCTCTCTTGTGGATTTTTCTGCTGGTTCTTGTGGGTGTTGGAGCTTCTGCTTTTCTCGATGCTAATGCTCTACCTGCCGTGATCGGGCTGGTTGCCACCGCGACGATGGCGCTGATCCAGATGGTTTCTGGAATCGTCAACGAGGTGAAGAAGGAAGAAAAGCCTGAGATCACCATCATCAAGGAACTGATCAACCGCCTTGATCAGAAAGAACCTCCGATGCGCGTCGATGTAAACGACGGCCACGTCACCGTCTCCAAGGGCGACGACACGATCACCACAAGGAGCGCGTAATGCTGTCTCTCCTCTCAACGCTCGGCGGCTTGCTCATCAGCGGCCTGCCTAAGCTGCTTGACTTCTTCCAAAACCGCGCTGACCAGAAGCATGAACTGGCGCTTGCCCGCGTACAGATCGAGCGGGAGTTGCAACTCGCGGCCCAAGGCTATGCTGCCCAGGCACGCATGGAAGAGATCCGCACCGACCAGATCGCCATGCAGACCGAGGCCCAGATGACCGAGGCTGCGCTCAAACACGACGAGAAGGTGCTGGAGAAGGCCAGCAAGTGGGTCGCCAGCTACGTGGGCACCGTCAGGCCGACGGTCACGTACATCTTCATCCTTGAGCTTGTTGCCATCAATGCGGCCATTGCTTGGTATGCGTTCAATCAGCAGGGTTTGATTACCAATATCGAAGATCTCATTCGCGTAACTACCGTCATCTTTAGTGATGACGAGATGGCAATGCTTGGGGGGATTATCGGCTTCTGGTTCGGTACTCGTAGCTGGAGCAAGAAGTGAAATTGAGTGAGCGGGGTGAGAGCTTGATGCACCGGTACGAAGGGTATCGGAATAGGCCATATTTATGCCCGGCTCACATCTGGACTATTGGCTACGGCCATGTGCTGTACCAAGAACAAATCAGACTGCCTGTTGTACGTGTCGGTGACTACCAAGGCATGATCCGCAAAGAGTTCCCACTCAAGCCTGAAGACAATCGCGTCTGGAGCAAAGATGAGATTGAACAGCTCTTCCGCGAAGATGTTGCATCGTTTGAACGTGGTGCTCTTCGACTGTCTCCTAATCTGGTTGGTCGTCAAGGCGCATTTGACGCTGTGGTCTCTTTTGCGTTCAACGCTGGGCTAGGCAACTATCAACGCAGCACCATTCGCATGAAGAACAACCGTGGCGAGTTCGAAGCTGCTGCCGATGCCTTCATGATGTGGACCAAGGGTGGTGGCCGCGAATTGCCGGGGCTGGTGCGTAGGCGTAAAGACGAGCGTTTGCTCTTCCTGGGGTAAATATGCCACTCAAAAAGATACAGCTAAAGCCCGGTGTTAATCGTGAAAACACGAGGTACACAACTGAAGGCGGGTGGTATGCATGTGACAAGATTCGCTTTCGCTACGGCACACCAGAGAAGATTGGTGGCTGGAGTCAGTTATCAAACGTAAGTACGTTTGAGGGTACAGCACGCTCGCTGTGGCCTTGGGCAACGCTGCTTGGTGTGGGGACGAATGAAAAGTTCTACATCATGTACGGTTCCGCGTACTTCGACATCACGCCTATCCGCGACACGGTTACGCTGACCAACCCTTTCACCACCAGCATCGGCCTGCCTACAGTCACGGTTACTGATGTGGCTCACGGCGCTTTGACGGGCGATTGGGTGACTTTCTCCGGCGCTTCTGCTGTCGGTGGCCTGACGCTCAATGGTGAATATCAGATCACAGTCCTGACGGTTGACACCTACACCATCACAGCAACAAGCAACGCATCGTCTTCCGCCACGGGCGGCGGCACGGTCACGGCGGCGTATCAGGTC